TAGGTCCAGTTCACCTTTTTCACCAAGCTTCTGGAATTCTTTGCGACCTACTCGCTTGAACTTGGCGTCAAAGGTCACCGTGTCAAAAGTGCCGCCATCACTAGGCTCTTCGATGCTGACCGGCCAAGAGAAGACCTTAACTTTTTTACGAACAAATGCCATGCGTAATGAACGCGATACTGCAACAGCATACACCCAGTAAAAAGGGGCCGCTAATGCGACCCCTGCCTTCACCACTCCCTGATCGTATCAGGTATAAGCCAGACTGAACTCATCGTTACCTGCGGTCGAGGGAACGCAGGTATAGGGGATGTTCAGCATGTGGATGCCGTCCTGATCGCTGTAGCTCACATCGCCGATATCGACCCGAGTGGAGGCGAAATCAACAATGTTGCCTGCGGTCTGACCGTGCTGGAAGATCAGGTTGCCCAGAGTGCCATCGGACAGTGCAGCAGTGAAGTAGTTCTTGGTTGCCATGGTCACAGCCTCCAGAACCACACTGCCAGTCGAGGCGCGATCAGTCAGCAGCACCTCTTTGGTGCAGCCCACCAGCTCGCGATACACAAGCGAGTTACCCACATCAAACGACACCGACTGCAGGCAACCTGCATACGACAGCAGCTCAAAGCCAGTGGTGTTACCAGCTTTGAAGACAACAGGTGTTGCCTGATCGCCGTAAGTCACCGAAGGCAGTGCCGTATCGGTCGGGGTGTTGTAGATGCCGGTAAAGGTGAAATCAATTGTGGGGATTTCGCCAACAGCACCGTTGATGGTGAACGTACCGCGAGCACCGGTCACCTTATGGAGCACACCATCGATGTTGTAATAGATGGTGCAGCTACCAAAGCTGGCGCTAACGGGTGCGTAGGTGACGCTAGTGGCAGCAACGATGGTCTCGCTCATGCCGCAGGCAAGCAAAGCCTTGCCATAACGAGGAGCAGTACCAGCAGTGCCGGAACCAGCAAGCTCAACGCTGAACGTGCATTCAACGCGAGTGTTGGCCAGCAGTTGCTCAGATGCGCCCAGATAAGGGCGCACCAGATCACGGCTTACAACATCACTCTGCAGCGGAGTGATATTCAGATCGCGAACCAGAACGGCGTCGGCGCCGGTCGGAGTTGGATCCGTCCCGTAAGTCGACTCCGTCTCCAGAAGGATCAGGCGTTTCCGAGTTAGAAGGGGCATTGGAAATTACCTCTTGTGGAACAGGTGGCAGCGTCCGCTTAATCAGAGTGCGGATGCCTGTCTCGGGGTCAAGGATGTACGAGCCACCTTGCCCTTGAAACTCATCAATCACTGTAAATCGGGTGGCTTATCAGACTCTACGTCGCCAAACTCGCAACGCTCGTGCGATATTGAATAATATAATCATTGAAAATTACACCAGCAGGTTGGTCTGAGTCGAACATATTGAACGTCACCTCATCCGGCTGCACGTCAATCGCATAGCCGCCAAGAGTAAGATCAGCCACCATTTTGGCGTGCATTGACTCGATAATCGGATCAGCAAGCTGATCTGGCGTGTCACCGCGCACAATCACTGTCACCCGCACCCGCATCCGCCAATCAAGTGTCGGCAAACTTGTGTTCTGCGTTGGCGTATCACTAATCGGTTCAATCACAATCGCCGGTGACTCCGCACGTTGCATCGCGGTCACGCGACTGCGATAAACGCGACCGTTCACTCCCGCTGTCGTCGCAAGCGCGGTAGCAATCGCGCTCAATACTTGCTCACGCTTGGTTGTCATTGAATCCCCTCTTAGGAAGCGGACCAAACGCGCCAGGATCGACCTGCTTGGTCACAATTGATTTCGCTCGATAATAAATATAACTGTCCGTCTTTCCAGCTTGCTCCAGCGCTTGCATGACCTTGACCCAATTCTTGAAGGTGTCGCGGTCCATGCTCATCATGCCTTCACTTCAATCGCTGAGATCCGGCCGCGCTGAAATTGAATCGTGGTGGTGTCGCTGATATTTGCCACATAAAGCGCGACCTCATCACCATCGGCTAACTCAACCATCCAAAAACAGAACAGTTTCGCGATCTGCCCAGTGGAACCAGAGAACGCACGGCACTCAGACTGATCAATGCCAACGCCGTTCTTGGCCAGCTTGATGCCGAGCGTGTGGTTGTTGCCTGCGTAAGCGTCCATGCTGGCCTGCACCATGAACAGCTTGGTGGCGCCGCTGTCGTTCTTCAGGCCGAAGGTGTCGCTAGTGCCGAGCACCATCTGATAGTCGGTGCTGCTGTCAAAGGTCGCCGTGAGCCCTGTGCTCTGGTACGTGCCGGCGGTTGCAATGGCGATCGTGCCGCTGGTGGTCTTGCTGGCTTGGCCACGCGCCAGTACACCTTCGATGTAATACGACAACGCTGACCACGCGCTCACTCCATTGCCGACCTTGTATTTGCGCGTGTCAGTCTCAATACCAACCTCACCCTCAAGCAAAATCGGGTTCTCTGCAGTCCACTGCGCCGCAGTACCGTTGCGAAGCTTGAATCGGGTGATCGTGTCGCTCATGGCGCTCCGCCGTCAAGAACATTACCGTCGACATAAACGGTCCCAGGACCGCCTCCATCAAGGATAACTAAGCTTTCTGTATCGGCTCCATCGCCGTCAAGCACTGCAGGTGACACCGCAGCCAACACAGGTGTCGCGCTGCGCTGCAGCATCAGATCGCAAAACTTCCCGTCATCAAGTAGCTCAACATTGCGCACCGTATATGGCAGCCCATCCACGTTGACGCCAGCGCCATACTGCAAATCGCCGAACAAACTCGCCAGACAGGTGACCTTGTAGTCAGTGGTCATCACCACGCCATCGGCGATCATCTCGCTCGGCATGTCCAAAATCCCCAGTCCACTCGCAGACCCAGCCGAAATCGGAACGCCGAAATCAGCCAAGAATACGCTTAGGTCTTCGGTGAATGCCATGCAAACAGCATAAAGCCCCAGGTCGCCGAAGCAACCCAGGGCTCAGTGTGTACGGCTATCAACCGTACTTGGTCACGCCCACAGCGTTCACCGAAAAGGTGAAGGAGGGGCTGCTGCCGCCGATGGTGTACTTCACTCGGACATAGCGGCGAGCGTTGTCTTTGTTGACAACCAGTTTCTGAGCAGAAGCGGTGCCAGTCACCTGGGTGAAGGCGGCACCGCTGATGGCGGCGAAGCTGGAGTTGTCAGCGGAATCCTCAATGGTCACATCGAGGGTGGGGCTGGTGCCACTGCCAGCTGCAGAATCCAGAAGGAAAACGACGTCGCCGTCGTAAGTCTGCAGATCGATGCCACTAGTTTGACCAGTGGCGGTGCGAGCAGCGGTGGGGTGGCCGGCGATAAGAGCGAGCTTATCGAGGGCTTGTTGAAGGATGGCCATGGCTTACTCCTTGGGGGTGGTGGAACGGGTGCGCTTGGGCTTTGCCTCGACCTCGGCTTTTGGCTCTAGTACAGGCTCGGCTTTTGGCTCTGACTTGGGTTTAACTACTGGTTCGGGGACGGACTCGGCCACACGGGCCTTATTCATTCCGATCAGTAGATAGGCGTCCGACTCTTTGACCTCAACGAAGGAGCCCGCTTGCGTGGGCTCCCCGTAGATCATCACCGGCCGCAGGATCTCAATTCGCATGAGTCATTAAGCGGTGACTAGATCTCACTTAGAGATCAGGTGGCGTAACAGAAGGCGCCGGGCTGCTTGACGGCCACATCCACGTCCTGCAGAGCGATGATGCGAACAGTGCCTGCGGTAGCACCGGCATAGGGATCCACGGTCAGATCCAGGCCAGACCACATCCCCATGATCATCATCGAAAAATCGCCGAACAGTGCATCGTTACTGGCGAGCTGGTTGGAAACAATGGCGGGGTAGCCATTGATCTCGCCATCCTCAAACACGAACATGCCGGTATTCGTTGCCTTCTCGGTGCCCTTGAGCGCACCACGTGCAGCGGCATTCACCACATAACGCAGCGAACCAGCGTCGGCGTTAGCAGAAGCAACGTCGGTCTCCATGCCGATGTATTCGGCGAAGGTGCCATAGCTGGTCAGAGCCTG